CTCGAGATAGAGATAAATCAACCATCCGGTTTTGAATGACTCTTTTCGGTCTTTACCGTATTTTAGAATTTAAAGGAAAACTTTCTTTAGATACTATTACGGATAAAGGTCCGAATTTGAGTAAATTCTTACCGGGTTGGGAGAAATTTCTTTCTGAGGTATTTATACCTGGACTCCGTGAGAAAGTTGGAGAATTCCCTGAATTAGAGAAACCTCGTTTCTTCCCAATCTTAAAGACAGGGCCTAATAGTGGACCAGTTCTTGTGAACTCGTCCGCTCCGGCCATGATCATTTCTGCTAGGTTATGACTTAAATGCAAACATTTAGTTCGTTATCTAGTCGAATACACTGAGCAGATTGGGATCCCTGCCTTTGTTAGCAGGTTAAGACTTGTCGCGATGGCCCAACAGAAGGGTGATTTCAAAGGCATGGGTGGTGAGGACTTAAAGTCCGTTAACTACTATGCCCAAGAGACACCCTATCCTATGGGTGAAGCCTTCCTCGGTAAGCTCGGCTTTAAGGCCGAACCCGCAGGTAAGGTAAGAGTCTTTGCTATGGTAGACGCTTGAACACAGTGGTTAATGTATCCATTGCATAAATTCCTCTTTGTTTTATTAAGAGGTTTAGATGTAGATGGAACATTTGACCAGATGGCTCCTATTAAGCGACTTCAAGAGAGGTTCTCTAGAGATCCTCGAGGTCGGATGTATGCATCAATTGATTTATCATCTGCTACTGATCGTCTTCCCTTAAGTCTTCAAATTTCACTCATTAAAGTGTTATTTAAAGATAAGGTTCCGGACTCTGAGGCCTTTGCGAAAGCTTGGGCTTCATTGCTGGTTAAAAGATTTTATCAAGTAAAGATGAATCCTCATTTGTTGCAGCAAACGTTTGTACCTAAAAAGTACAACGTGCATCCAGACTTCGGGGCCTTTGGAGTAACCTACTCTGTAGGTCAACCAATGGGAGCTCTGTCTTCTTGAGCTATGCTAGCTTTGACCCATCACGCTATAGTCCAATATGCTTCTTTTAAGGCATATAAAGGGAAACGAGGTTGGTTTGAGGATTATGGTGTATTAGGAGATGATGTAGTAATCATTGGAGCACCTGTTGTGTTAGCCTA